TTATGTTAAAGTAAGGATGTAGCAAATTTTTCAAGTGTAATTTTGTAAATATGTAATAATGTTTGGTATGCTTTGCTTTAGTTAATACATAATGATATTTTTCGTCGGTATGACTTCCTGATAGAATATGGAGAGGATTCTTGATATAATGAATAGGATTCCATGCGTTATCCGTTTTAAGTTCAAGTATTCCATTATCCTTTAAGTTCAGATAACATAGCAGGATAAATAGTCTAGGATTCTTTAAATGCTCCAATAAATTAAACGCTCTAATTTTTTCAAATTTGTGATTTTTAAGATATGTATATTTCAAAAATTTTATAGCTTCGCATTTTACAACAAATGGGTTTCGTGGATGAATATCAACGCAAAGGAAATTTTTGCATAAATTAGGGCAACCTAAATTTAAATTCGGAAAGTCTTTGAGACTATAGTAAGGATGTAATATATCCATGTAGATAAAATAGGAATGTGATAATATAAAATTTCTAGTAGATTCGTAAGAAAATCGTTATACCACTCAGTTTGACCAATATCAATGAATAATGTTATTCTGAAATTAAATACTGAAATCCATACTAGTAAATACACTATCCAAAAAGGAATATAGACCAAAAAGAGCTTTTTGATAAGAATATGCTTTATTGCTAAAATATAGGCTAATGCTAATAAACTAAGCAATAATGAGAAAAACACTAAAGCATCTAAAGGTTTATGCTGAATCATATAAAAAACATTATTCCAATAATAGCTCAGATAAAAAATGTTGAAAATCAATTCTCCTATTGCAATAAAACCGAAAACGTTGAATAAAGCAATAACAGGATTATATTGTAAGGTTAAGCAAATAGCTAGTAAAATAAACATTATTCCATTAGCTAAGTGAAGGCCGTATATATTTTGCCTTAGAAATACGTAATCACTTACCAATTTGGGGAAAAATGAGTATAAAGTATAACTTAATGCTTCCAAATATAACATTAGAAAAAATAATTTACCTATTAATTGCTTATTAGCTAGCAATTTTCAGTCTATAAAGGAATACTATGAATTGAATTACTAATAGGAAACTAGTTATAACGACGAAATGCTGAAAATCTAAGACTGTTATAGACCCTTCGACGACTGTGTTATCTAATCCTATCAATGCAAAGAAAAACACGAAATTAAATAAACCAATAATTGGTATTTTAAAGAGACTTATTAGTAGAAAAACCAAATATAATACAATATAAACAAAAAAGATTGTTATATCCATTATTTGCCTAGCAATTTATTTAATAGTTTTTGTTCTTTTTCCTTTTCATTTTCTTGAGCCGTATAAAGGCTATTTAGAGCTTTTATGTATTCCGTTCTTGATTTTCTTTGGAAGCTAATCATGTTTGTTCTAAACCAAAATAGAAATGTTTTAAGAAATGCGCTAGTATTCTTTAATTGTTTAGCTTCTAAATAATCTCCGAGTGTATCAAGTATACTCATAACGATAGGATTAGGAATTTCCGTTTTAAGTTCAATATTTGAATCATTTATCAATTCACTTATTAGTTTACTAAACTCGTCGTTATTTTTTACCTTTAATTCATTCAAAAAGTTTTCTAATTCCATAATTAAATAATGGTATAGAGCTTTATTACTTTAATTCTTGGACAATTTCATAGGTATCATACAGTTGATATAAGCTCTTAGCTATATAATTCGGTATAATAAATTGTGAATCATTTTCTTCGATGTAATAATGGAAGTTTTCATTATCATCCTTTCCTAAGGCTAGAATATTATAATTGGTTAAGTCTCTTATACGTAAGTCTACTGAGCTTCTGAGCTGAGAAGCGTATATAATGTCTACTTTTCTTTTTCTACTTTGAAATATAATATGTGAAATGTCTATATTCCTTTTGTTCATACTACGTCTACTATCCATTTCTAAATATAGCTCATCGATGCATACTAGGGTTTTTTCTTCATAATTCATGTTTAATAATTCATTGAGTGATAAGCTTTTAGTATCAGGTATCTTTACTTTAAAATTTGCAAATTTATTCGGATAAGATAAAAATTTTAAAAAGAAAACTAATAGTAAAGTTTTTCCACTACCAAAGTCTCCGAAAACCCCTATTAACATGCATTAGAGTAATAAATCAAGAATCTGTTGTGTATATTGAGAAATACCTATCATAAAATCAAGAATTATTTTACTTATTTGTTGCGTATGTTGAGAAATACCTAGCATATAGCCTATAAATGCTCCAATAACAATACCTAATATAACGAAAATAATGTTTTCCATACCAAACGAACTAAATTTTCCTGTTAAATTTCTAAACAATCTTATATTAACTAAATTATCTAATTCAACGGTATTTATCGGAGAAGCTAGTTGCTTAAGATTACAAATTGGATTCGGATTATCAATTTCGTAAAGATAATAGAATGTGTTTTTCTTTCTGTATATGAATAATTCCGGTTTTATTGTAAATGTTCTACCTTTAAAAGAGAAAGTATCTTTTCGTAAATCAATTTTCTTTGTTTTAAGAAGTTCATATTGATTAGGATTAAGCTCTACGGTAATTAAAGCTTTTCCTTTCATAATTATAAAATAGGAAAAAGGATTATATTAGTTTTAGGAAAATAGTTTTTTAAAAAAAATGTTTTAAATTTTTACTTGAATAATTTAGAATGCTCTTCACAAAGATACCATTTTTCTTTTCTATTGAAGTTTCTATCGTATAACTCCACTTTGAATTTTGCTAGCCTTAAACAATTCCTGTAATCACATACATGAACTAATCCGGTTTTTAGATGGTAGTTCCTTTTTGAATAGTATATTTTCATTAATTTGGTCATTCTATAAAAAAATTTAAAAATGGTATATAAATCACTACGATACGAATCTCCTTATTATTAAGAATACTGCTATTAAAAAGAAGAATACGAATACTGCATAGATAAGGAAATTAATGTCTAAAGCGGTCTTAAGAGGAACATATACAGTTTGATTCTGATATACTATAATTGGAACTTGAACATATTCTACCGGAGCTGAACTAGATATTTGATTAGGATTACAATTTCCTGAACTTATACAAACATAATAAAATCCACTTGATAAAGTAAATGAGGATGTATAAATATTTGCATTAGGATAATAAGAAGTTAAGTATTGACCTGCTGTTGAATATATACTTACATTATAACCATTTAAACCTGCTATTGCGAATGAGGTATAATTATCAAAGGCTAATACTAGCCTAGTAGTGAAAAATGCAGGTAATACTGATACATTGGCCCCCTTTGAGGCCTGAAATGGTAATCCTAAACCATTAAGTATTGTTTCTAAATTAGGAACTAAAATACCTTTTACGCTAGGATAATTAAATCTAGTTATCTGAGAAGTAATACTTCCACTTGTGGTTAAAACTGCATATGTTAAATTTGCTACTTGTTTTCCATATGTGTTTATCATTAATGGAAACTTAATTTGTGAGACGCTAAAGTATTGTGGATTAGATATTGTTATACTACCATAATTTTTATTACTATCTGAAATTGAAAAAGAACTTCCTAAAATCATTTCTAAATATGTAGTTGAATAGTAATAATAAGATGAGGTGGAGAACGCAGCGGTCATAGAAGTTGAATAAGTATTTACTGTATCACTTACTGAGTAATAAAAACAATCTCCATAAGCATTAGGACATCCTCCATATGATATTGCATATGCAAAGTTTAAGTATGCATTAGATGATAATGTCATAAATCTTACACTACTACCTGAGGAGTATGCTGAAAAATCAATAAAGTAATTATACCCTAAATATAAGTTGTAAGGATATGTTATCGATGTAGTAGAAATTAAACTTACCTGAGCATTAACTCCGTTCCCTACATATTGCCATAATACAGGAACTAAAAGCGTGTTTGGGGTGATATATTGTTGATAGTAAACCCATGTATAACTAGGTGTTGGAGCATATACAGGAATAATTGTAAGTGGTAAAAAAACTACCAAAAAAATTATTGCTAAAGCTATTAAATCTTTCATTTCTTCCTTAATTTATGCAGTGTAATAGCTAAATTTATTTTATGCTTAATCTTACTAGGTAAACTTTTCTTTTTTCTTAATTTTTCCAAGAATGTAATTTTTATAGTTCCATCCTTCTTGAATGCTTTAGACCCATAATGTTTATGTAGCCATTTTTTCAATGACCCTTTATGTTTTATAGCATGTTGAATCCAATAGTCTTTTCGTCTCGCCATAAATTTTTATTTTTGTAATAAAATATAAAGTTAATGACCCCCATACTTTACATTATTTTATTTGCAATCGCTTTTTCATTAATGATAGCATATTTTTTAAAACTTTATTCGTGGATACCTATGCTAATAGGAATAGGGTTAATGATATTTAATGTGTTCGATAATTACCTTACTATTTACATTATAGCATTAATTCTCATTCTTTTAAATTTTGTAATAAAGAAAAACGAAATTTTTTGACCGAAAAATTTATAAACTATTTTTTTACTAGTTTAGTATGCTAGAAAAAATAAAACAAAAGAGAAGAGCATTTCATGACAAAATAGGAGCTGTTGTTATACTAGTAATAGCTTTGTTTATAGTAGCTATATTGATTCCACCTGCATTACAACAAATATATGGAGCTAATACCTCAGGATGGAATAGCGCTGTAATTACAGTATTCCAAGTATTACTACCTGTATTAGCCATTATAGGAGTAGCCTTATACTTCTTCAAGGAAGTAAAAGTATAATTTTTAGTAAAAGTTTAAAAGTAAATAAAACATTTTTTTTGTATGAATAAATTTAAAATAGCCTTTGTAATAGCATGGATTATAATAGCTATTATAGTATCATACTACGCTATAGCTAATTTTACTTATGTTCCAATTAATAAATATAGCCAAAATGAATATTATGCTACTTTAATCATAAAAGATTATAAAACAGGAAAAGTCTTAGTTGAACAAAAAGACCCTTTAACTAAAAACTTTCTAATGCTAGTAAAGTATATAGTAAGTGGTTATTCTATAAGTGATAGCGTAGCTAGTCAAACAATAGTCTTAACAACAGGAGTAGGTTATTCAATGCATACTTTAACTACATACGCATTTAGTTTAACGAATATAGTATTATTGGCCCCCAATAATACATTTAACGCTTATGCAGGGCAAGGTATGAATCCAAGAACTATGTTATTAGGTATTATAAATTCTACATTAAACGTTCCTAATGCTTATTATCAGCAAAATCATTATGTTCTAGCTTATAATGGTATTACTTATTCAGATAATGGAACTGAATCAAGTAATGTGTATATTTCAGTAGCTTATACCAACATAACTATGATAAACAATATACCTTACTTTAACATAA